GCATCTAAGTCTCTTACTAAAGAGTGAGCTACGCCAGGTTTATATTCTTCACTGGCTCTGGTTATAACTTGTACTATCTTGGCCATAAACTTGCGATTCCTCCTTGAGCAAAAGGACTATCGGCCCAAGAATCACCAGCAACGTCAGCTGCGGGTTGATCAAATCTTCCTCCGGGTCCATGTGCTACATCTCCATGATGTTTTGGTGTATCAAATCTTCCTCCGGGTCCATGTGCTACATCTCCATGATGTGGTTTATCAATTCCACCACCTCCATCACCTCCTTTGTCAGTAGTTATAATCTTTTTCTTCTTTTTTTTGTCTGTCATCCCAGTCTCTAATTTTTTTTCTTCTTTTTCACCCTTTTCCAAAAATTTCTTTTTCCATCTTTTCTTCTTAGCTTCATCCCATTTATGACTTTTCGTCTTCCAGGTATGTCTATACTTAGCAAGTTGTTTTTGTAATTGTTCTGCGTAATCATTTGATCCCCAACCAGAAAATACATTCTGACCTGATAATACACTTTCAGGTCCATATTTACGTAGACCACTCCGTGGATCTATACCTATATAACCACCAGGTTGTCCCTGCATTTCTAAAAAGTTTAATTGATCTACAAAGTCTTTATTATAATTTCTAGACTTCTCATTAAATGGACTTTGTGCACCAACAATTCCTGACAGGAAGCTTGGAAGTCTTTGTCCTAATTGATATTGTCTTAATGCTCTATCACCCAGTGTGCCTCTTCTTTTTTTTGTACCTAACCCACTGAAGAAATCTTTAATAGAGCCAATACCTTTATCTATTAAAGATGGTTCTTCAAAATATTTACTTGGTGCTTCGTATCCTGGAAATCCAGGTAAATTTTTATCTTTAACACCAAAACTATATTTTTGATTTTGTGGTAAATTTAAAAAATAATCCATATCACTACCCATAGGATCTAATCTACCTTTACCTGTTAAAAATGCTGCGGGGTTAATATTAAAATCTGTTGTACCTGATGCCGGACCCTCTGCATAAGTCAAACCTAGAGGGACTTGTCCAGGTACATCTCCTCCACTACGTTGGGCCGCCAACCATGCTTCATAGCTAGGGTAACCTTTGTAAGATGCTGGTAGAGACCCTTCACCTGTACTTGATGTAGTAATTTGTTCTTCTTCGCCAGTAGGAAAGGTCCACGTGTTTTTGTAGGGGCTACTTCCTGAAACTGGTGGTAATTCAAAATAATTAGGATAAGGAAGTGTTGCCAGTCCCGCGTCTTGGAAAGGTACTCTTCCACCTTGAGCCATTAAATCATCTCTAGTTCTGTGAGTAGGAGTTCCTTTTGGTCCTTTACTTCCTGGAGCTCTAGTTATTGATCCATGACCTCCTCCACCTGTATGATCAATTTTACCAATAAGTGGATTGTTAGGTCCTAGTGTATTTATTGATCTTTTTTTAGCTTCCTGTTCTAGGATTTTTTTAGCTTCATGTTCTCGAATTCGTTGTTGCATTGCAGCTTGTTTTTTAGCTTGAGACATTATTCTATCTTTTCGTTTTTTAAATCTTATCATGTTAGGAGAAGCTGCTTGAGCACTACTTCCAAAATTTAAATTAGATAATCTTTCTCTTAAAGCTTCTAGTCCACCTTTGGCAGCACCTGCCATCATAACATGGGGTTTTTGATCTAAAAATTCTTTTCCAAACGATTTTAAATTTCCATAAAAATCTTTTGCTCCTTGAGGAGTAAAACTAAATTCTCCTTGATAACCTTTTTTAGAATATTCTTTTGCTGCATCAATAAAGTCATAAACAGGTCTTCCAACAACATTTCCTATAGCACTTGTCAAAGCATTTCCTGGAGCTGCTCGATTAACCATATCTTTTGCTGACTCAGCCGCATAATCAAATTGACTTTCTATTCCATATTTTGAAGGATTACGTTTCATATCCGTTACAGCAATGTTGTGGGCTGGGGTTAGTCCTAATGATTCTAAAAAACTACCATTAGCTAATCCTACTCTTGCGATACCGCCATTAGCATAATCTCTTTCCCATCTCTTAGCTATCTCTGGGAGATTGGCATGCATATATCGTCTTTGTTTCTCTGATTTAAATGGCATTATCTTCTTCCGTCTGGTTGTATGTCTACTCTAAAGGTACCTAATTTCCAGTCCTGAGCGGTGCTGGTATTAGCAATCTTTAAAGAAACGGCACGTGCTCTTGCACGAGTATCTACTTTAGTCGTACTCGAGCTAATTGTAAAGGGTCCTAGTGAAGAGCTCGCCTGGGAGCTATTAGGATAGTCTCTTAAATTTAATGTGATTTGAGTGTCTCCTGTTTGAGATATAAAGTCAGGAATGAATCTTCTAATTTTCATTAAGAATTCTCCATCTCCTTGGAAAGTTGCTCCACCTTCTTTAGTAACCGTTATATCATAATCTCCCGATTCTATACTTGCCGCAATAGCGCTAGCACTGCCTCCAACGATCTCATCGGTTCCTGTTTCATGTTTAAAGTAAGTAGTTCTACCGTCGGTATTTCCCACCACGTCATATGAAGCATCATTACCAGCATCAAAAGCAGTACCATGAGGATTTCCAAAAACAGATGAATCCGCCCAAGTGGTTCTATCTAAACTACTTGTAACCCAGATACCTCTTTCAGTAGTAGAATCTAAATAATTATAACTTACCATTCTATTAACAATAGTTGAACTTGCAGTAGGATAAAACCAATATATTTCTCCAAATAGATTATTTAATCCACAGTTAACTAATTGTTGACCCGTCGTGTTAATATCATCAAAGACAAAGTCTTCAACCAAACATTTCATTGATTCCAGTTTACCAGAATATTTAAAAAATCCATTTTCAGACATCCAGTATGCAGAACCATCTACTTCGATTGCAGCATTCATTCCAAGAAGTCCACAGTTAGTTCCTACTTGCGCAAAGGCAAATACAAATGGAACTCCCACAAAACGCATAGTAAACGCGGCACTATCCGTCCAAACATAGGTTGCATCTCTTCCTCTAACCGCACCCATGATCCGTGATCCATCAGACAGTCTTTGTGAACCTGCGGTATTGGTTGAAGTAATAGCCCAAGTATTGATATCCTCTCGATTAGACCATCTAACAAACATTTCATCTTGAGTACTACTATCTCCAACAGTCGTTTCAGTTCCAAATACAACTAAGTGACGATCTGGAGTAGATACCAACATATCTCTAGATGCGGTTGGCGCACCACTAACAATAGTTGCTCTGGTAGAAGTAGCATCAGTAGCATCTGAATTCCATTCAAAAATAGGTCCATTGTGAATTAAAGCTAAAAGTTTTTTACCAAAACTATCTAAGGTCCATAGACCTGGATCAATTACATAATCACCACTAGCCGCTTCACCCCAGCCTATATAATCCGTGCTATTGGTGACCGTGGCTCCATTTGAATGAGAATCTTTGCTTGTTCCCCTAACTTCTCTAGTTACGCCGGTTAAGGTATTACCACTTATTCCCGTATAAGAAATTTCTTCTGAATCAATTTGAACGTAAGATGTTCCAGAAGAAGGAAACTGAGATGCATCGGTTAATACAATGGTAGTGGTTGAATCATTAATAGCTCCATTAAGAGTGGTTGTAGCTTCACCTGAAACCGTACCACTCCATTGTCCTAAACCCCATCCATAACCAGGAAGTTGAGTTGCCGGTCCAACAGGGTAATAATATTGGACTCTAATACCTCCTGATGTTGTGGCACCGGATCCTGTTTCAGCGGATGGCATCGTAATGGTAATAGTAGTCGAAGAAGGAACCGTTGTAACCATGAATTTTTTATCATTAAAATCAGCGGCGGCATAATTAGAGTTAGTAATAGCTGTAAATCCATCTAAATAAATAATATCTCCAGCAGCCATATTATGTGCTCCCGAAAAAGTAATCGTAACCGCTGCTGTAGCAGGGCCAGGGCTAGTGCCGACTGTTGAAAATGCATTAGTTAAAGTAGTAGTGGTTTTAATAGGATGAATGTCATAAAAAACACCTCCCGTATAAACATATAAGATTCTATTGGTTCCAATAGCTGAATATTTGAATCCTGAACTATTAATAAATTGGTGTTGAGCTCTAGCAGCTCCTGTTAGAAAATTTTCTCCTAACTGAGACCAACCTCCTACTTTTTCAGGAGTTCCGTATCTAAAACGTACATAATCTCCTCCTGTCCACTGTCCTTCTCCGCCTGTGGGAGTAACTTGTTTATTGAAACCAGGTAAAAATTCTATTTTTTGTAGCATAAAAATCCTCTTTTATAACTATAACAGATTTTAGGGATAATCAACAGATTTAAAGCAGGAGACGTCTGTGGTGGAGTTGTCTCCTGCCAAATTATTATATAAACTATTTTTTAGGGATTGTAAAGCCTTTAAACCAGGCTGGTAGTCCTAAGAACGGACGTCCATCAAATTTATTTGACTTAGCGGTTTTCTTCTTAGCATCATTATAATGTAAAAAAACTTGTGCACAATCTTTACCAGGAAAAGCTTCACGCCAGTGCTCTAAATCACATCCGGAATAAAGGAGCATATCTCCTGGTTCTAGTTCTACTTTGACACCTGCTTGACCTTGTTTACCTGTTGGGTCTAAATAAATAGGCCATGGATCTCCCCCTAAATGAAGAGTAGTGGAGACTTCACATGAATATCTATCCTTATGTCGATGAAGAACGTCTCCTGTTTTATAAATTCTAGCATAGGAATAAGTTTCATTTAACTTATATCCTGTTTCTTTTTCCATTTTTACTTTTAAAGCCTCTAACAATGTTTCCATTGCTGTATCTGAATAATTAGAATAAGTATTAGGAACTTGTTGATCAGTCCATATCCCCCAATATTCGGTGAAGGGTGAGATATATTTTTGATCAAATAAAAATTGAGCTACTTGTCTTTTCTTTAAGAAATAAGAGTAGACAAATGAAGCAAGTTCTTTTGATAGTGCTCCTCTTAATACTTTGTATTTATTTTTTTTGAATGACATTTTTTCCTTTCTTTAATTTATGATCTATTAAAGTTTCAACAAAATCTGGATTACGTTTCTTAGGATGCTGGCCCAGAGTTGAATGGATATACGCTGCTCGAACTGGGTCTATATCTTTTAATTTAATAAGATTAACCGTCTTATGATTTTTGGACATTTAATACTCCTTTTGGTATTGCTTGACAGTTCCAATGTATAAATCTAAACGGTTCATAGCCCATATCAACCGCGTACATATGAGGCATATATGATGGAAAGAAAATCATTCTTCCAGGTTTTACTTCATAATTAATTTGAGAACTAGCATAAGTTATTTTTGTTTTATCTTTTTCCGGTAACAAATTCATCATGTTTCCTGCTCTGGGGTCTTCAAATATTGGTCTTGATGTTTTGTCACTAGCTTTTAAAAAATAGAATCCTGAAATGTGACCGTTCCAATGGGTATGTAAACTATGTTGACCCGCACCTTTTTTAGCAAACTCCTGTACCCACATTTCTGTGGTAAATAATTGATAGTTTGTCATATCAAAACCCATCTCTATTAATAGATTGTGGGCGGTGGCCCCTATATAATTTTGTAGTTCTAAAAAACTAGGATCTCCAATTAAAGAAGTAGAATGAAACACATTCCCCATATCTCCTTTGTTCCCGAACTTTTTATTTCTTTTAGCTATATCTTTTTTTAAATTTTTCTTGGCTGTTTCTATATAAGAGTTGGATGCTTTATTTAAATCATCCACAAATTGAGGGGCATCAGCAAACCATATAGGGCATTGGAAATAATTCTCCCTGTTTAATTGTGTTGGAAATGTTTTAATTTTTTTCTTTTTCATTTTAATTGTTCAACCATATCAAATGTAGATGATAAACAGGTTGGACAAAAAGCAACTGGAATAATACCAAATTCACCCTTAGTTCCTCCTTCAGCATCTAGATCAAAATCAGTTCGGCACACTGAGCAGATTTCTAATTTCTTTTTTTTCTTTTTTATTTTCATTTAAACGGCCATCCTAAATTCCACATCACTAGACTATGTCTAGTTCCTTTTTTAACAGGGCATACCCGATGCCAAACAAATCCAGGAAATACCACCAAGGATCCTTTAGGTAATATTTCTTTACACTTTCTAATGTTTGGTTTTTTATCAGGGTCTAAGTTCCTAAAATCAAATTCTAATTCCCCGCCCTTGTAATCTTTTTCATCTGATAAAGTTAACGTCACCGATAGTTTTCTAATTTTTCCATTAGAAGGATCTCCTTCTTGTCTTTGATAAGGTTTACCCAACCATCACAATGCCAA